ATATTAACGATACGCAATATATTGCTGGTCAACCACAATACACCACATCAATTTTGTGTAACGCTCACTTAACTCGTCGTAGTGGTATTCAAATTGAGGAGGCTAACACCTAATGGCCGACTATAGTAATAGAAAAGCAACTGATAAAGTTAAACAAGTTGTTGACAATATAGTACCAACGGAAAGTCAAAATCGTGGATATGATACAAAGACAGAATCCACAGATACTCCAATTACCGTTACATTGTTGACTATTGACGAAACACTCTTAAAATATTTGTCAACAAGAATACAACCTATACTTTCGCAAGATGGTAAATCGGTTAGAGTACCTGTTATTTATGGTAATCCTGAACGCTGGAAAAGTGTTCAAAAAGATGGGGTATTGCGTGATAATAAAGGAAAACTTCAATTACCTGTTATTATGATACGTAGAACCTCTTTGAAGAAGAACATAAAGCAAAATTCACCAGTCAACAAGTATTTAGAACGTGAGTTTGAAACTGGATGGAATAGGTATAATCCATACGACCGATTCTCGGCGGTGAATGGTATTAAACCAGTTAAAAAGTATATTACCACTGTAACTCCTGATTATTTTGACCTCACATATGAATGTATCATTTGGACAGAGTATATGGAGCAAATGAATAAGGTTATAGAACAAGTATCATTTGAAGATGACGAATATTGGGGTGATAGAGGACAATATAAGTTTAGAACTCGTATAGATGAGTATAAGACAGATACCGTACTTCCTAACGTCCAAGATAGATTGGTAAGAACTACATTTACCCTAAACGTGTCTGCATACCTTCTTCCTGAACGTATGGTTAATAAAACAGGTCAAATTATGCAAACGTCACAAGAACGGTTTTCGGTCAAAAAAATCGTCACTTTTACTGAGATAGAAGAGGGGTAAAAGTTGTGTTTGACAAAAATAATCTATATTTATAATACGAGTACAAATGTATTTTAAGGAGGTTTTATGAGTGAAGTTAAGAAATTAACAGATGAAGAATTGTCATCTGTTAAAAGTTTGCGTGAAGAAATTATCGGTACAATTTCTACTGTTGGTCAATTAAAGTTAACACACGACCTAATGGAAGAAGATTTAACATCGGTAAAAGCAAGATTGAGTGAACAAACAACAAAGTACAAAGAATTACTTGTCAAAGAGAAATCATTAATTGATGAGCTATTAAAGAAATATGGGATGGGTTCTTTGGACGTAGAAACTGGTGTATTTACCCCTGAGCAATAAGTAATATTGGAGATTCCGTATGGCAGAACGCATTGTTAGTCCTGGCGTTTTCACACAAGAACGTGACCTTAGTTTTCTAGAACAAGGGGTCGGTGAAATTGCTGGTGCATTTATTGGTCCAACACCAAAAGGACCAGCATTTATTCCAACTGTAGTCACAAGTCAACAGGACTTTGAAAACAAGTTTGGTACACCCGATGGTAAGTCATTTTTAGGATTGACTGTAAAAAACTATCTTCGTGAATCAGGACGAGCAACTGTTGTTCGTGTTCTTGGTTTAGACGGATATGATAACGCAACAAATACATCTGCAATAATTAAAGCAAGTGGAACCAGTGGTTCATTTGTTTACGCAGTTATCCACCCTACCGTTTCTGGTAGTGATATTACTGCGATTAGTGCATCGGGCACATCAACAAACTTTAGTGTTGCATTAAACGCCGTTGGTGGACCATTCACAGGATCTACTTTAAGTTCAACCACAGCAGCAGGTGGTTATATTGGAAATTTCTTTGGATTTGGTACAACTGGAACAAAAGGTGGATATATCTACTCAATTTTTCCAGAAGCAATTGTAAGTGGTGGTGCATCGGTAGTAATGTCTGCAGAAGTAAATACTGGAATTATAAATCTTAGTGGTAGTTCACTTGGTTCATATACATTTGCTTCAACTCCATGGATTCAATCACAACAACTTGGTGGTGTAAATCAAAACTTATTTAAGGTTCATACATTAAGTGATGGTAACGCTGCAAATAAACAAGTTAAGATTAGTATTCTTGGTCCAAAGAAAGCAATAGTATCAGGTACATTTGGTACATTCTCACTTCAAGTGCGTGATTTCACAGATACAGACGCATTACCAAGTGTTTTGGAACAATACGATAATTTAACACTTGACCCATCGGATTCAAACTTCATTGCTCGTCGTATCGGTAACAGCGCACCAGTAACAGATCCAAATACTGGTGAACGTTACTTCCAAGGTGATTTCCAAAATAATTCAGCATATATTCGTGTTGAAATGGCAGATGGTTCGGAAAATGTATCAACAGATGCATTACCATTTGGATTTGCAGCATTAAGTTCACCAATTGGATATTCTGGTTCATTTGTACCAGCACCAACATATATTACATCAAATTGGGTATCTGGAAGTACCAGAGGATACAGTACAACATCAACATATAATACAAATGCATTTTATGGATTTGAATATTCCGATATTCCAAATACCAATATGTCATATTTGGCACCATTACCAAGTGGTTCAGTAACTCGTGGAAGTAACTTTAATCTTGAAAATCTTCCATCAAACGAACTTTATGATGGTACAGGTACCAACTATACAGTAGCACAATATTTAGCAGGTTCGGCACCAACATTAGCATCATTACTCAAGTTTACAATACCACTCCAAGGTGGTTTTGATGGTGATAATCCAGCACGTATGATTAATATGTACGATGGAATTACATCAACAAATACACAAGGATTTAACTTAAGCACATCAACAAGTGCTGGTTCACGTGCATATAAGAAAGCATTAGATGCAATCGCAAATCCAGACGCATTTGATATCAACTTGTTGGTATTACCTGGTGTTCTTTACAGTGACCACTCATATGTTGCAAGTTACGCATTAAATATTTGCGAAAATCGTGGTGATTGTTTCTACATTATGGATACTGTTGGTGCAAGCGCAACAGTAACAGAAGCAGTTAATACCGCAGCATTAATTGATAGTAATTACGCAGCAACATATTATCCTTGGGTAAGAGTGTTGGATGAAAACACAAATAAGTTTGCATTTGTCCCACCATCAGCAGTTCTCCCAGAAGTATATGCATACAGTGATAATACTTCGGCAGAATGGTTTGCACCAGCAGGTTTGAACCGTGGTGGAATTCCAGGAGCAGCAGGAGTCAAAGTTCGTTTAGCACAACCACAACGTGATTCCTTGTACGAAGGTAAGGTCAACCCAATTGCACAATTCCCAGGACAAGGTATTTGTGTATGGGGACAAAAGACACTTCAACGCCGTTCATCAGCACTTGACCGTGTAAACGTTCGTCGTCTCCTCATTACTGTCAAGAAGTTTATCGCAAGTTCAGCAAGATTCCTCGTATTTGAACAAAATGTTGAAGCAACTCGTCGTCGTTTCCTTAACATTGTAAATCCATTCTTGGCAAATGTCCAAGAACGTTCTGGTCTTTACGCATTCCGTGTTATTATGGATGAAACCAACAATACACCTGACGTAATTGATCGTAATATCTTGGTTGGTCAATTGTATCTCCAACCAACAAAGACAGCTGAATTCATTAAGTTAGAATTCAACATCTTACCAACTGGAGCAACATTCCCAGGAGCATAATAAAATAGGTTATATTTTTTAGTTACCGACTATTTATAAGAAATCTGTTAGGAGATACAAATGGCAAACAATATCGTAGCCGAAAATGAAATTTTCTTTACGGCGTTCGAACCAAAGGTCAAAAATCGCTTTCTAATGTTAATTGAAGGTGTTCCGGCCTACATCGTTAAGAAAGTAAGTCGTCCTGAAATTCGTCAAGATACTATTAAAGTTCCACACATTAATACCGTTCGTTTCGTTAAGGGTATGAGTGTATGGCAAGAAATGACCCTCACACTTTATGACCCAGTTGTTCCATCTGGTGCACAAGCAGTAATGGAATGGGTTCGTTTACACCACGAATCAGTCACAGGTCGTGATGGATACGCAGAATTCTATAAGAAGGATTTAACCCTCCAAGTATTGGGTCCAGTCGGTGACAAGGTAGAAGAATGGATTATCAAGGGTGCACAAATCACACGTGCAACATTTGGTGATTTGGAATGGTCAGATACAAGTGATAACGTCAACATTGAATTGACAATCCAACCAGATTATTGCGTATTGAACTACTAATCAGTAGTTAAAAATAGAAGGTGTGTCCTACTGTCTGATACTTATATAGAGTATAATTGGGCAGTGGGACATTTCCTTTTTGGGTATTTATTATGGCAGAACTTACCGAATTTAATGTTGGACAAGGTGAAACATTTCGCATAGCGGCAACCATCATTAGTGATAGTGGTAGCATCCCACTTAATATAACAGATTATACGTTTAGTGGTCAAGTTAGAGAAAACTACACCACGGATGAAGTCGCTGCCACATTTACCATAACAAAACTATCACCATTTAATTCTGGGTCGGTTATGGTAGAGTTAACACCAGACCAAACTCTAGCATTGACCCAGAGAAAATACGTGTACGATGTAAATATGGTCAGCGGATCAGTTACTCCAATAAAACGAAGAATACTGGAAGGAGCATTAACTATCCGCCCTACCGCTACGAGATAATTAATGAGTGGATCATTACGTCCTATTGATTTAGGAATACCAGACATAACAGTTGTAATTAGAGAAAATACTGATGCTAATAAAGTTTTGGTAGACGTACCAAACATTAGCGTTAATATTGAAAAATTACCAGATTATAAAGTAAGCATTCAGCCTAGTTCGTTAGTAGTGCAACGAACTGGGTCTTTACCATCGTTGGCTGTATCTGCATTATTTGCAAATACTGCTAGTTATGCGTTGGGAATTAGTGGTTCAATAGACAATGCGATTTCATCTTCATACGCATTGACTGCATCATATGCAACCAATGCTGGAGCCGGAGCCGGATTTCCATTTAGTGGATCTGCGGTAGTTACGGGATCACTTTATGTAAGTGGCAGCGAAATTTCAGGATCATTTAAAGGTGATGGTAGTCAGCTAACTAATTTACCAAATACATTAAGTGGTGGTGTAGCAAATTACATTCCACGATGGACAGGTACAGGATCATTAGGAACTAGTATATTATATCAAACTGGTTCTAGTATTTTATTTGGTGGAGCCACTTCGTTCTTTGATGAACAAAATCCAGATGCGTTTGGACTATACGCTGGGGCTCGAAGTTCATTTAATTTAATCTCCGCTCACGGAACCACAAACAATTATTTACAAATAAATGTCAGAAACTTTAGCAC